CGGGTCGCCCAAGTCGCTATTCTGGAAAGCGCGCCAGTTTGTGCGGTTGCTGCCCGAAGAGTTCAGAGCCGGCCATAATCCAGCCGTGCACGCCCCTCACCTGAGGCTGGTGTTCCCCGAAACGGGAAGTGTCATGACCGGAGAGGCAGGCGACAACATTGGCCGCGGCGATCGTACGACCGTGTATGTTGTGGACGAGGCGGCGCACGTCGAGCGCCCGCAGCTAATCGAAGCATCGCTGTCCGCTACGACCAATACCCGGATCGACATTAGCAGCGCGAACAGCATGTCTAACCCGTTTGCCGTCAAACGCTTCAGCTATCCGTCCGAGCGTATTTTCACGCTGCACTGGCGGGACGACCCGCGCAAAGACGACGCCTGGTACGCCAAGCAAGTCGCGGATCTCGACCCGGTGACGGTCGCGCAGGAAATCGACATAAACTACGCGGCATCCGTGACGGGCGTCGTCATACCGTCGGCATGGGTGCAGACCGCTATCGACGCGCATATCAAGCTAGGCATCACGCCCACCGGCGCCAAGCGGCTCGCGGCGGACGTCGCGGACGAGGGTATCGACAAGAACGCGTTGGCCGGTTGTACGGGTATCCTGCTCGACTATCTCGAGGAATGGTCGGGCAAGGGCAGCGACACGTTCTACACGACGCAACGCATTATCGCGACGGCCGATGCGCTCGGTGTCGACGAGTTCCAATACGACGCGGATGGCATCGGCGCGTTCGTCCGTGGCGACAGTCGCGTCATCAACGAGCAGCGACGGGACGCTGGCGCGCAGTCGGGTAAGGTGCCGCGTCCGGTTCGCGCTACGCCGTTCCACGGCTCGGGCGGTGTCGAGCGGCCCGAGGCGCAAGATTTCCCGGGTCGGACCAACGCCGACTATTTTCACAACCTCAAGGCGCAAGGATGGGGCGGCTGTAAGCGACGGTTCCGCGAAACGTACCGCGCGCTGACCGAGCCGGGCTATAAATACGACCCGTCTATGGTTATCAGCATCCCGAGTGAGCCGGTGGGGCTGGCGGCCGAACGATACACGCTGGCCGAATGGAAGGCACTCGTCACCAAACTGACCAGCGAATTGTCGCAACCAACGTGGGGGCCTAACACGACGGGTAAAATGGTGGTAGACAAAGCGCCAGACGGTAGCCGCTCGCCAAACCTGGCCGACGGCGTGATGATCCTTATGGGACGGACAAGGCGAACCATGACTATCAGTGACGAAGCGGTACTGGCAGCGTGACGCGGTGGCTGCGTTCTCTATTCGCGTGGCGCGTGGCGCGCAACCAAGGCGTTTGGCTGTATAGTGAAAACACGGTCACGGGCTATCGTGAGGCACAACGTATCAGCCGGTGTTTCTCGCCGATAGACTTTGATTGGCTACGAGCCGCGCCGGGCGGACGCGCAAAAATTGTCGATATTACGCGTGTACGGATTACGGAGTGGCTATGACGAGTATCCGCAAGCGCCTAGCCGATTGGCTCGCCCCGCAGTCCCTGCCCGCCCCCACACCGGAGCCGTCGCGCGGTATGCGCATCGCGACCGGCGCCGAATATTGGGGGCAAACTGTCGAACCGCGCGTCGATCCGTTCGCTCGCTACGTTCCGGCACCGGGCGTCGTGCCGGTCCCGCGTAACGAGATGGGCCGTGCGCTCGCGTTCGACTATGCACTGCCGGGCGTCGGGTCGCTCAACACATGGGCGCTCGGCTCGGGCTTCAGTGAGGGTGTGCAATTCCTTGGCTTTGCGTATCTGGCCGAACTGGCGCAGCGCGCCGAATATCGCCGTATCGCCGAGTTGTGGGCCGAGCACGCGACCCGCAAATGGATCAAGCTGCGCGGGCCGGACGAGGACCGCTTAGGCCGTATCGAAGCGGAGTTTAAGCGGCTGAACGTGCGTGAGGTGTTCCGCGAGGCATTCTACACCGACGCAGTGTTCGGTCGCGCGCAAATCTTTCTCGACATGGACCGTCCGCGCGAGGTCGACAAGGTGCTGCCCGCCGACCCTCGGCTGGTGTCGCCCGCCAAGCCGCTCAAAGCCATCCGTGTCGTCGAACCAATGTGGTCCTACCCGGGCAATTATGCATCGACCGACCCGCTCGCGCCGGAGTTTTACAATCCGGACACGTGGTACGTGTACGGCAAGACGGTCCATAGCGATCGGTTCGTGACGATCATCGGCAAGCCCGTGCCGGATCTGCTCAAACCAGCCTATGCGTTCGGTGGCTTGTCGCGCTTGCAGATGGCCAAGCCGTACGTCGATAACTGGCTGAAGGCACGGGAAAGCACGAGCGACATGCTCAGCGCGTGCAGTGTGGTCAATCTGGCTACCGAGATGAGCGCGGTGCTCCAAGGCGACAGTGCGACGAACCTATACGCGCGTGCCGATATGTTCAATCGGACGCGCGATAACCGCGGTATGATGTTGACCGACAAGGGCAGCGAGGAATTGAAGCTATTGCAGTTCTCGCTTGCCGGCATGGCCGATTTGCTCACCGCCGCACAGGAGCAGATGGCCAGTGTGGCCGCCATACCGCTGTCGATCTATTTGCAAATCACGCCACAGGGACTCAACGCGTCTAGCGAGAACGAAATCCGCTCGTTCTATGCCGACGTGCACGGCTATCAGGAAGCGGCGGGCCGTCCAGGCGTACAACGCATACTTGATCTCGTGCAATTGTCGATCGACGGTACGATCGACCCTGACGTGACTTTCGAGTTCGAACCGCTATGGGAAACCAGCGACGTCGAGCGCGCCACGATGCGTAAAACCGATGCGGACCGTGACGCCGAGCTCGTCAACGCGGGTGTGGTCAGCAACGAGGAAGTGCGTGACCGCATGAATGACGACGAGAGCGGGCCGTATTTCGGGCAGTTGGCCGGACCGGCGCCCGATCCTGTTGACGAGACGGACAATAGCGACGATACGGGCGACTCCACCACGGACGGGGAGTAACGAGCCGGTGAGTATGGCTGAAAAACGGTTAGGGTTTGAAGGCGCTTTACAGTGGCTTAAAAACGGCCTTAAAGTTTCTCGGGACGGCTGGAAAGGTCGCGAGAAATGGGTTCAAATCCGCGCTGCGGCCCGTCACAATCCGTCGTATCTTGAAATGATATATGCCGATGGAACGCGCGTACCGTGGACGCCGACGCGCTGCGATTTGCTTGAGAATGATTGGAAATTTGTTGGTATTGGCGACTATTTAGCCGTACCGGTTGTTTTGGCATGACCCCATTCCTCGACAACAGGGCGCACAAACGGCGCGAGAAGTATCGCAACTACCACTCGCGCTTCAAGTCATGGGCCAATTGGTTCCTCGAGGCGGCGGTGGCGCGTCGCTGACATGCGCCCAATCTATCCGTCAGCGGCTCTCCGTGTCGCGTACGAGCAGCGCCTAACCAAGCTGGTCGACCGCATGCGCACCGCCCCGTTACTCGTCGCATATCGGCAAAATCCAACCGTATTGATCGCGCAGGACGCCGACCCGGCGGCCGTGCTAGGGGCTGCTATGCGTACGCTCGGTAAACGTTGGCTTTCGCAGTTCGATGAGCTTGCCGATAATCTAGCCAAGTGGTTCGCCACGACCGTTACGGACCGTTCGGACCGGGTGTTGCGCGACGATCTGCGCAAAGCGGGCTTCACGGTCAAATTTACGATGAATGCGGCCATGCGCCAGGCGTTCAACGCGACCCGCGCCGAAAATGTGTCGCTCATCAAAAGCATCCCGCGCCAACACCTCGCCTCGGTCGAACGGCTCGTACAGTCGAGCGTTGCGGCGGGTCGAGACTTGCACGTGCTGGCTGAGGGGCTTGAGAAGCAACAGGGCGTTACGAAGCGCCGGGCCGCATTTATCGCGCTCGACCAGAACAACAAAGCCACGGCCAACATGCAGCGTGCGCGGCAAATGGCGCTTGGTTTCACGGAGGGTGTGTGGTTGCATTCGGCCGGCGGGCACGAGCCGCGCCATGAGCATGTCGCGTTCAGCGGGCAGCGCTTCCCGCTCGCTACGGGTCACGACTTTGACAACGGTGAAGGGTTCGTGCTGCCCGGGCAGGCGATCCGGTGCCGCTGTGTATGGAAGCCGGTCGTTTCGGAGCTTGACTAGGCGGTCAGTGCAGCCTAGATAGCGATTCGCGGATTACGTCGTTATCGCGTTTCTGGTTTGCCAGATTTGTCCCTAGGGATGCGTGAGCCGCAATGATCGTAATTCGGTCGATTGAAACAAGGCGGACACGCGGGGGCAGTACCCGCCACCTCCACCATGACTAGCGGCGCAGCCAGAAACAGACGGCATCGCGCGTCGGGTTGTTACACAACAGCCGCTAGTCTTGATGGGGGTGAACTAGGATCGACCCGCCAAGTAGAGATTAGAACGCGATCCGTTTGGGCTGTTCGTCATTCGGCCAAGCTGACTTAACCGTCAACGACAACGACGCCCCCGTGGCGTACAAGATCGCGGCTTAACCGCACGATCGGCGCATGGTCCCGGCGTGGCAACAGAACGGGCCTCTTACCCCCACGCCCCACATGCGCTATACCGTCCGCACATACCGTAGCGGGACGCCCCTTTCATGCTCGTTGATCTCGTCAAAATCTTCGCTGACACGGTTGGTACCGGCGCCATTACGCTTGGCGACGCGGTGCCCGGGTATCGTGGTAAAGAGGCGCTGACCAATGGCGAAAGCTACAGCTACAGCATCCAGCAAGACTCATTGTGGGAAATCGGTCGGGGTACCGTGCTCGGTACGCAGCTGGTCCGTTCCCCGCAACACACAAGTAACGGCGGCGAGCCTATCAACCTTCAGCCGAACGCTGCGATAGCCTTTGTGGCTTTGGCGGTTGATATTGCTGGACCGATGGCATTGGATATTCAAAACGCGGTCGACAACGCCGTTTTGACCCTTGTCCCACCAACCCTCAAAAGCTACCCGATAATTCCGTACAACGCCAACGATCTGCAAGATATGGGGCCTGTTGTGCAACTGGCTCTAAACGCCGGCGTGCGCGACTTTTCGGGCGTCAACCTGTACATCAATTCGGCGGTCATAATCCCGAACAACGTTACGATTACATGGGCGCCACAAGGTGAGATAATTCCTAAGACGGAGGGCTACTTCAATCGAACCGGCATTTGGGTCATCGGCCCGAACGCGGCGATCAATTGGGGTCGTACTACGGTTCTTATGAATCCGTCGATCGTCCAACAGGACTTCATGACCCCGCCCGTCGTTACCGGCAACACGACGAACGATACGAATGCCGCTGCGGCACGTCTCGCCGCGCGTTCGTCGAACGGCACGGGCATGTTGCTCAACCGACCGGACGTGCTGGTGTTCAATCCGCTTATTGTCGGCTTCAATACGGCAATTATCATGAATGCCGAGCGCATCCGCGTGATTGAGGCGCGCATTGACTGCTATAATTCGATTGAGGGTTACGGCATCACGGACGTGTGTTACGTCAACGATGTGCATATCTGGCCGTATTGGGCGGCCCATATCGCCTCTATATCGCAAGCGATCACCGCCAGCTACAACAAAGGGCTATACTTCCACGACCAAGCCGACGGCGTGCAGATCAACGGCGGTCTGATTTACGGCATGGCGAACAGCGAGCATTTCTCAAACGTCTATTCGCTCAAGGCAAAAGGCGTTTGGATCGACGGTGACGCGGCTACCAATGCGGCGCGCGGCGCGATCGGTGTGCTGACGGAGGGCAACTGTCAGTTTCTCGATATCTCGCACGGCCATGTCGACAGCCAAGCATATAGCCGCAAGTTGACCCATACCGGCGGCATTGTGATTTGGGGCGACTGCACCTCCAGCAATGCGCAGACGGCAGATACGGTACTCGGTGTCGGCCATTCTCGTGGCAGTGTCGAGATGCAGGCCGCCAAAGGTACGGCACTCATCACCCTGAACGCAGGTATTGGCATCCATACCGTGAAGGTGTCGGCTTCGGGCGGTACTGCGACGCAGGTTTTGGACGCATCGGCTGTAACGCCCGCAAGCCTGCTCAGTCGGGTCAGCATCGATTACACCAGCATCGGTTGCCCGTCGCTCGACAACAGAAACGTGCTGCCGAGCGTCGCCTCGGCTACGTCAACTTTTGACGCGGCGCCAGCGATTATAGCGCCTGCGTCCACGCCCACGCTCACCCTTACCGGTAAAACGACGCCGGGCGATTATCCCGAGCTCGCCGCCTACCGTCGTGTGTCGTCGCAGCCGAGCCACCAAGGCTATATCTTGGTCAACGGCACGTACTACGAGTTGATGGGTGGGCATGTCTTCCCCGATCACTTCCTGCGTACTGGTGATACGGACGATGCGGCATCGTTCTTGCGCGCGCGAGATTACATGATCGCCAAGAACATCACCACGAAGCAGCTTGGCGCGCGGGTTTATAATGTAAGCTCCGGGCAGATCAGCTATGCGGGCATGCCGGTCAACATGATCGGCCAAGGCCACTCCGAGGCGGGTATCGTCAACGGCATCAACGCCAATCTGAGCAACTTTGGACAGCCGGCGTTGGGCACGTGGATCCGCGCCGGGCTTATCGCCAACGCTACGGCTGCGGCTCAATCGGCCTTTGTGTTCGGCAATGCCGGATCGGGTATCGGCAACGGAGCATTCCTCGACCGGATTGGGTTCGTCCAGTCGCATCCTAACCCGGTGACAGGCTGGGCACCGACCAACTACGACTATCTCATCAACATGACCAATACGCTCGGCGGCCTGACCATCGGCGATGACGTAATGTTCCTCGGAATCAACCGCGGTATCTACTGCAACAACAGCGGCCGACTGGAAATCCACAACTTCAAGGGGCAGTTCTACACTGAGGGTCTTTACCTAGATCAGGCTCTCGACAGCACGATCATCCGGAATACCCACTTGTGGACCTTCAACGGGTTTTCAGCCCCGGTTGCTCTATGGTCTCAGGCCAACGCCAAGGCGTTCCGGCTGTTTAGGTGCGACGGCATCGACGGCGGGGTCGCGTTCATCCTCGGCTACAATACCGGGATTGAGTTAAACAGCGGCACGTCCACCAGTCCCGGGCCTCCTACCGATATCCATTTCGACAAGTTCTGGGCGGACCTGACGCAATACGGTATTTACAACAACGCCGTCAGCGCGCGCGTCACGATCAACGATTTCGTGGGGCAGTGCGAGAAGGCGTATAGCACAGGCGGAACCGCCTTGCCGAACAGCGCCGGCTATTACGGCACCGCGAGTTCTGGCGGCGGTCTCATCAGTTTCGGCAACACGCGGTTCGAGCGGTTCTCGATCGCGGGTATCTCGAACAATTCCAGCACCACGATCGTTCAAACCGGTATCGCACGTACGGCGTCGCATCCCGGCGCGCCGATATACCAGACCACGGGCGGCAATCCTCCGATCAGCCTCTCTAACCCGGTCGGCTTTGTCGATGATCTATCCGGTACGTTCGGGGTCAATGGCACCGACTATACGGCGATCATCTCGGACCAGAAGTTCTACTACAGCGGCACGACCAACTCGTCCGGCGTGGCCAGTTTCGCGCATGGCTTGGGCGCCGCGGCCGCTTATGGACTGCGGGGCGCTTTCGCGGTGTGCAAAGGCAATAGCGGCGAGGCTTTGGCAATGAGTCATACCGTTATGGACGGCACAAATTGTAGTTTCGTCATGAGAGACACCAGTCAATTTGCGTCCCGGACGTTCCGTGCGTGCCTGACTATCCCGCTTCGGCCGTCTAGTGTACCTGCTTGGTAGAGGAACCGACATGACCGAAGAAGAGATTGTAGAAGAAGCGAACCGACGGGCCGTGGTCGACCTGACTAACCAGGGGCGATTGGGGATTGCAAGTGTCATTGCGGCCGGCCAGGCTGAGGACCATCCCCTCGTCGTGCAATATCGGGATGAGGTTGAAAAAGGCGTCCCGTTTGCTATCGCGGAGACGCAAACGGATATGGTGCACGACACGCCGTTTGTTGTCGACGTCGGAACGACTCCCGAGGTCGTTCCGGCTATACAGCCACTCAAATAAGGGAAGACACATGAAAATCGACGGTGAACCCTACCCGACACCAACGCCAACCCCCACGCCAACCCCGAAGCCGAAGCCATCGGGTAGCTGATCAGTGCTAGGGCAAATCCTGCAACTCGTGCCGTATCTTATGGCCGCGGGGGGATCGTTAGCACTTAGCTGGCGGTATGCGGTTCGCATTTCGGGATTTGCCCTACTCGCCTTTTTCGCGGCTACGGCCGTTGCGTATTTCACTTTACCGTTCGGCGCGGTGGTTGTCGTCGAAATATGTATGGCGATGCTGATGGTACTGTTGTCCGCCGTGAGTTGGGCCGAAGGAAACCTGTTAACGGCTAATAGATCCATAATGGCGATATCTCTGATCGATTTCGCTTGGTGTGGATTAACTTGCTGGCAAAATGACACCAGCCAAGATGCACAAACTCTTTTTTATGAAGGGGCTAACGTGCTATTCTTGTGCCTATGCGCCGCTGTCGCTGCGCCAGGGGCGGTGGATGTGGTTCGGGGTCGGTTTCGTATTGGCAACGGTTTGCGGCGTTACGACGACCCGGCTGCTGCTGAGGAAGGATCGTAAGCGATGTTGAGCACGCTTGCCGATGCTGTCGCGAACATCCCGAAAATCCGTAGCGTCCCCGAAGGCATCCTCGGCACGACAGTCACACTAGGCAATATTTTGCAGGGCGTATCAGCGTCTCTGCTCGTCACCATCCTGACCGTTGTGCTGCGCCACTTGCGGCAGACCCGCAAAGACAAGTCGGACGGCGATATCGCGTTGCGCACGCTTGAAAACGCCGAAGATTCAAGTCTACGCGCCGATCTGATGGCAATGGTCGTCAGTCGCGATACCCGTATTTCGCAACTCGAGCATGACGTCGTTGAGGAACGCAAGCGGTGTGCTGAGGAAATGAACGCCATGCAAAAGCGGCACGACGAGGCGGTCGCCGGTCTGTACGGTGAGATTAAGGGTTTGCGCGATAATATGATACAGCAGGCTAAGTCGGGCGATGTTTTGCGGGTGCACGCCAATGCCCCCATGTCGGTCGACAAGTTTTTTCGTCCCGAGGATCCTGCAGAATGACCACGCTGCTAATCGCTATGGACCGTGCAATCGGTTCGGTTCGCTCATTCGATCAGCAGGGGTTCTTGCACGTCGAAAAGAGCAATATCAGCAAGGCGAACGTCTGCCCGTACATGGGGCGGGAGATCCCGAACTGGCAGGCGCTCGGCCTAGACGGCGACCGCGTGTACCAAATGTACCGCCATCCGGACGAGCTCGCCAAGGCTGTGCCGACGTTCCGCAACCTGCCGCTATTGTGCGACCACGTTCCCGTCGACGCCGATACGATCCCGCCCGAACTCATCGTCGGTTCGACGGGTAGTGACGTGGCATTTGACGGCCAGTACCTCACCGCCAACCCATCCGTGTGGAAGCGCAATTCAATCGAAGGTGTATTGTCCAACCGTAAGCGCGAAATGTCGTCCGCGTACTCTTATGACGCCGATATGACCGCCGGCGAAACGGAGGGTGTACAATACGACGGAATTATGCGTAATATACGCGGCAACCATGTGGCCCTTGTCATTACGGGCCGTGCGGGACCAGACGTTGTAGTCGGGGATGAACAAATGAAGCTAGGTTCGCGCACAGCGCTTATGATTTCGGGAGCCACGGCGGCGATGGTCCGCCCGCTGCTCGCGCAGGACGCACAGGTCGATCTCGCGCCGGTCCTCAAGGACGTGACGGCGGCCAGCATCGCGATGGATGGCGCGCCCGCCGCACTCGCTAGCAAGATCGTTGCGGCCGTCAAGCCACACCTCGCCGCCGACAAGGCGCTGACCGAGGCGGACGTGATTGCCACGCTGGCGCTCGTGCCAGCCGTGACGCAGGACGACGCACTCGGCGAGCCGGCCCCGGCCCCCAAGCCCGCCCCTGTCACCCCTCCCCCGGCTGTCGCTGTCGGCATGGACGAGGCGAGCGTCAAGGCGCTGGTCGACGGTGCTCGTGCCTCCGCACTGGCCGAGCAGGCCGCTATCCGCACCGCCGAGCGCGAAGTTGAGCCGCATATCGGCCAGCCGGTCGCGATGGACAGCGCCGCCGACGTGTACCGCACGTGTCTCGAAGCCAAGGGCGTCAAGCTGGACGGCGTGGCGATGGACGCCAAGACGCTCGGCGCGATGGTTCGTATGCTGCCGCTGCCCGGCGCCACCCCCGCCCCGCGCGTGGCGATGGATGCGGCCCGTACCGGCAAGTTCGCCGCCATGTTCCCGAACGCCGCTGTGATCGGAGTTAGCTGAGATGCCTTTTCCCAACCAGGTAAACTACTATCAGGCTCCCGGCCTCGAGGGTGATTTCGCCAGCGTCAACGTTCATACGTCGATGCTCATGCCGGGCAACGGCGATCCGGCCCTTGCCTCGTATAGTTCGTGGAAGGTCGGCGCCGGCGGTGTCGTGGTCGGACGGTTCGCTTTTGCCAATCTCACCACGGGCGACGTGACCACGGCAGCACCGGCCGTTGCCGCAAACCTGATGCGCGTCGGCTTCGTTCATCGTTTTCATCCGGTCATCATTTCCGTGTTTCTGGACGAAACGGCGAATCTGCTCTACCAGGGGCAGGAAGTCGATATCTGCGACGGCGGCGATTTCTGGGCGCGCTTCCCGAACGGCGGCACGCTCGGCCAGAAGGTGTTCGCATCGACCACCACCGGCCAGGCGATCGGTACGGCCGCTGCGGGCGGTACGGTCACGGGCGCAATCGAGACGCGCTGGTATTTGGATTCGCCGGTCGCCAATGGCGATATCGGCAAAATGTCGACGAGGGGCTAAACACATGCGTGATCTTGAATTGCGAGCAGACCTCGCCGGCTTCGGCATCCATTTTGGAGAGGCGGCTATTATGATCCCCGAGCCGACCCCCGCCGATGCGGGTCGCTCGGCATGGCGCCGGGACTGGCGGATCGCCGCTGATAGCGCGGAAGTCTCGCACCTCATCAACGGTGATATCCGTGTGGCGATGGACGCGCAGCCCGGCACGATCACGGCCGCTTCGGCTGGTATCCCGGCGTTTCTCACGAACATCGTCGACCCGCAGACCGTGCGCGTGCTCACGCAGCCGATGCGTGTTACCGAAATCATCGGCGAAGAGAAGAAGGGCGACTGGACGACGCTGAGCACGCAGTTCGGCGTGACCGAACTTGCCGGCCAGGTCAGCTCGTACGGCGATTACAACAACAACGGCATGACCGACGTCAACGGCAATTGGGTCGCGCGTCAGTCGTTCCAGTATCAGACGCACCTGCGCTACGGCGAGCGTGAAATCGCCATGTGGGGCGCCGCGTCGATCAACAAAAAGGCGGAGCTCGAAACCGCCGCTGCGTTCGTGTTTGCCAAGTTCGCGAACCGCGCGGGCTTCTACGGTATCGCCGGCCTGAAGAATTACGGGCTGCTCAACGATCCGTCGCTGCTCGCACCGTCCACCCCGGCCACCAAGGCTGCGGGCGGTACGTCGTGGACGAACGCCACCGCGCAGGAAATCTACAACGATGTGCTGGCGCTCTACACGCAGTTGAACGTGCAGATGGGCTACAATCTCGACATGAACATGCCGATGACGCTGGTCGTTTCCGGTCTGCGTATGCCGGCGCTGCTCAAGATCTCCAACTTCAACATCCCGGCCAAGCAGTCGATCATGGCGGCCTTCCCCAATCTGACGATCAAGGAAGCGCCGGAATATTCGACTGCGGGCGGCGAGCTCATGCAGCTTATCCTGCCGACGTACGAGGGTATCCGCACCGCGTACGCCGCGTTCACGGAAAAGATGCGCGCCCATCCGCTGATCGCGCTCGGCTCGGCCTGGCAGCAGAAGAAGTCGGCCGGAACGTGGGGCGCGATCGTTCGCCGCCCAAATGCGATCGGGCAGATGCTTGGCATTTGAGCGATAACCTGCTATTGCGGGTGAATGGAAAAAAGTTGTTCTAAGTGCGCCCGTCGTCTCCCCTATTCCGAGTTTTTCCGGAAAAAGGGCGGAGCCGACGGGCTTTATTCATATTGTAAAGTATGTACCTCGGCTCAAGCGGCCGAATATCGTCAACGTAAAGCCGATCAAATAGCGATTCAAAGAGCTATTCATCGCGAACAGAACCGGGAGGAACTGGCGGCTAAGTCTCGCGAATGGGCGGCGAAAAATCCAGAATACGTTAAGACTAACGCGAAGAAGTATTACGAAAAGAACAAAGAATATCGTGCCGGCTACAATGCGGCTTGGCACAAGGCGAATGCCGATGCGCTAAGACCGTACTATGCGGAAAAGTCTCGTCGGCGTTTCGCCAAGTTACGGCACGCGACGCCACGATGGGCGAACGCTGAGGCGATCCTAGCGATATACGAAAAGTGCCGAGATATATCGGTAGAGACGGGGGTAAAACACCACGTGGACCACATCGTGCCGCTTGTTTCGCCACTGGTCTGCGGCTTGCACGTGGAATGGAACTTGCAAATTCTGACCGCTTGTGACAACCTATCGAAGTCAAACAAATTTGAACCGGGGCCGTATCCATGTTTGTAGCTTGTAAACTTCCGCACGGCCTTCAAATCACCCACGCCGGCAAGGTGTTGCGTATCAACGGGCCGAACGAGGGCATGGACCTCTCCGACCCGGCGAAGAACGGCGCCGAGCGCGACACGGCCAAGTCGTACGGCGGGTTCGGTCTGACCGAGCTCAAGGACGACGACGCCAAGGCGTACCAGGCGTGGGTTGCCGCCGTTACGTTCAAGGACGGCGACAAGTCGAAGGGCAAGCACGAAGAGCCGTTCGCCGCGCTCGAGAACGGCGCGTTGCTCGACTTTCCGTCGCAGGCGGCCGCCCGGTCCGAGATCGACGCAATCGGCAAGTCCGTTACGTCGGGCTTTGAGGGCGTCGACCCGTCCGACAAGAAAAACGGCGTCGAGAAGAACACGGACGCCAAGTGAGCACGGTCGACAGCACCAGCGACGATCGTACCGTCAACAACGTGATGCGTCACGCTTACCGCGTTCTATCGGACGAGGAAAAAGCGACGATGCAGAAACTGAAAGACGACGGCCTTGCTTTCCACGACTATCTGACGTCTCTCGGTGGGTCGCGTGAGCTGTCGATCGCAAAGACGAAAATTGAAGAAGCAGTTATGTGGGCCGTCAAGCACGTAACTGCGTAAGCACCTGCACATATAGGGGCGGTTAATGAGCTACGAGAGTTTAGCCGCCCCCGCGGCCGGCACTAACCTACCGTTCGACCGTATTCAGGGCATAGAGTTTCCCCGCAGCAAAATGACCTTTGGCGGTGAGGGCCAGGCGATTGACGTCGCCGCCGACGCGCCGATGCCAGTTAGTGACGCAGGGATTGCCGCACTGGCCGCGCCCGTCATGGCCGCAACGTCCACACCGCTCACCTGGTCGACGACCACCGCCGACGTGTTCGGGCCGTTCGTGCCGCAACTCGGCAAAGCCATATACATCGCCAAGACGACCGCCGACACCGCGTCGCTGCAAGTGCTGGTCTCGCAGACTGGTGTGTTTACGGACGCCGTGCCGATCACGCAGGCGAACGGCTCGTACACGACCGGGCTATTCACCAACGTGACGACCAAGCTGCGCGAACTGATCGGGTCGGAGTATAGCGCGGGCGCTCAGTATTTCGTGTCCGTCACGCCAACCGCTGGCACCGTGTCGAGCGGGAGCCTCTTTCAGTGACCGACGGGCCGGACCTTGGCGCACCCGCCTATTCGCTTGTAAAAGCGCTTCAGGATACGGTCGCGCGGCTCGACGCGCGTGTTCGGGTACTCGAGGGTGTCCCCTCCCCTATATTCTCAACGCAACCGAGCGTTACCGGCACGCCGCGGGTCGGCCAGCCGCTATCGTCGCTGACGTTCAACGACGGCGTGATTGCGAACGGGACTGTCGCGTCGCGTACCTACCTGCTCAACGGCGTGTCGCTCTTGCCGTCGTATATCTTCACAACGGCCGATATCGGCTCGCAGGTCGTGTTCCAGGTTACGGCGACCGGGGCGATGGGTACGACACCCGCAACAGCGACTGTGCTCAGCGCGGCTATTGCCGCAGCGATCATAGCGTTGACGCTTACCGGCGCGCCAGCTGCGGCAGTTGTCGGCCAGGGCGCCGCCTTTACACCGACGATCAGCGGCGGCACCGCGCCGTATTCGTTGTCGCTCGCCTCCGGTACGCTGCCATCTGGCCGTACCCTGACCGGGTTGACCGTTACGGGGACGTACACGACGGCGGGGGCGTATAGCTACGTGTTGCGTGCGACGGACAGCCTTGGTGCGGTTGCTACTCTGCCCGTTAGCGGGACCGTCGCCGCAAGCGGCAGCGGGCGCGCCGTCACCTTCAACGGCCAGCCCGTCACCTTCAACGGCCAGCCCGTCACCTTTGGAGTCGCAGCATGAGCGAAATTCTTTCATTTCTAAATCCGGTCGTTACTATTGCGGCTTCGGGTGCGGCGCAGACGCTTACGAACGACCCTTCGGTTTCGATCGATCCCACGTATAACGCCACGCTTTCGGCAAATTGCGCATTCTCGCTTGCGTTCATTCAGGGCGCTACTCCGCGAGACGCAACGACGGGGCTCTTAATTCGCAATCCAAATAACTACACGGTTTCATTTCCGGCAAATGTCAAGTGGACCAACGGTACGCCTCCATCGTCGCCAGGACCGCTAAGCAAGTTCTATTTTTCGTCTATCGATGGCTCGGAAATCATCGGTTCGGTGTTCGGTGTCAATCTGACTGCTGCGTCGCTGACGGTAGCCGCTTTCTCTGGCACCGTTGTTTCCGGTCAATCCGTCA